GTTTCTAACTCCTTTTTTTGATTTCTCATCCTCTTTAATTTTCTCAAGGATGTAGGTGAACTGACCAGATAATGTCCGGTGCTCTTTCTGCGCCATGTCTTTTAATTGTTTGTAGCTCTCTAGTGGCACTACAACGCTTTTCCATTTATCCGGGTTCATTTTTCTTCCCTTTCTTCTGAGACAATATCGGATTTATCTACGTTAGTCAAGCTTCCCCAGTTGGGTCCAAGCGAGATATCACTGGGGGACGGCACCTCTAATTCCACGGATGATTCCATTATCTTACAGAGTTCTTCTGCTTCTTGTTTATTAGACACAGAAAAAGCTAATTCATCGTGAATTTGTACCAGCGGCACCTTACCTTTCTCACGGTATATTGCGGCCATGCTGGCCTTGGTTTGGTCCGCTGCGCTTGACTGGATAAGCCTGTTCAACGCCTTGTATGTGTACGCTCTCTTTATATTGTCGCCATACTCAAGGTGCGCCTCTTCTCTAGGTAATGCCTTGGCAGATACAAAAACATTCGGTTCCCACAGATCAAAACGGCACTTACGGCCTAACAAGGATCTAACAAACCCGCCCTTGTCCCGGTGCGAGACCTTACGCTGTACAGCATCCATAAGTTCTTTTACGAACGGCACGTCACCATGATATTTAGAAATAAGCTTCTTTGCGTCCTCTAACGTTATGTCTAACTGTTCAGCAAGCTTCGTTTGTCCCATGCCGTACATGATGCCAAGGTTTATGGTCTTTGCCTGCTTACGTGGAATCTCTGCAATGTCGGCTACCATCTGATGGAAGTCGGTATCTTGTTTTGTTTTATAGGCGTCAACAAAAGTATCGGACCCAGACAGCCCCCGGTTCGTGAGGCTTGCAAAATGTACCAAAATGCGTGGTTCTTGCTGATCAAAGTCCATAGAAGCCCACTGTTCCCCCTCTTCAGGCAGAAACAGTCCGCGTATCTTTCTAGCCATTTCTGGGTTACGTGCAGGAATTTGTTGAAGGTTTGGGTTAGCCATGGATATGCGTCCGGATACGGTTCCTCCGCCTTCGCTTCGTAGCTGGTTTATGTGACCGTGGATGCGCCCGTTCTCTGCATACCGAAAGATACTCGACAGGAAGGTGTTACCTATTTTGTCGTACTCTCGCGCCTCTGCAATCTTCTGAGCTATCGGATGCTCATGCTGTGACAGAAAGTTTTTTGTAAAACTAGGCAAGCCCGTCTTGGTGCGGCCATATGGTATATCAAGATGGTCAAACACCTTTGCAATAGATGCCGCCGCCCATAGCTCTACATCCATGCCCGTTTCTTTTTTAACGGAGGTCAGGAGCTTCTTCACCACTTTTATCATGTCTTGCTTGAGGCGTTCCGCAGCATCTAAATCAACGCGGATGCCCCGTCTTGTCATCTCAATGCACAAAGGAAGAACCTCTGATTCAAGGTTAAAAACCTGCCACAGGTCCTCCTTGGTCAGTTCATTCTTAAACAACTGCCACAATTCTAGCGTCAGCCTAGCGTCGGCCTCTGCATACTCACCCACAAAACAGGCAGGAAGCTTGTACATCTCGCCCTTGGGGTCCACGCCAAACTCTTGCGCGGCCTCTCTGAGAGCGGCTTCACTCTTCATTTGTCCCGTGTAGTCGTAAGAGACTGCATTTAGAGAATAGCTGTAGCGGTTTTCGTTCAACAGCGGAGCCGCCAACATAGCGTCAATAATCTGGCCCTCTAGTTCTATGCCAAGCCAGCCTAACCAGCCAACGTCGTATGCTGCATTGTAGAAAATTTTGTCAGACGGGTGCTTGGCTATCTCTTTTTCAAACCAACGCATGACCAGCTTACGGTCTAGATTGCCGCCGCCCTCATGGGCAATGGGCAGATAGGCGTTAAAACCTTCGTATGCTACTGCAATCCCGACAACGTCTCCGTGACCCGTAGGCCATCCAGGCCCGTGGGACTTGAGCCGTGGGTCCTTAGTCTCCAAGTCAATTGCTATCTCTTTGATGCCCGTAGGTGTAACCGGGAGTTCTTCTACAGGAACCCATTCCGTCTTTACACCCCAAGTGGGCCTTCTAAGATTCTTCTTCATTACTAAGGCCTTTGTCCTCTTTTCTCAGCGTCACCAATGTGGCAGTCCAACGCGACGGCAGCATAACCTGCACCGTCCGTGTAATCGTCCTCGTTAAAACTGCCTAACTTACGTCTAGCGATTTTTAAAAGTTCCATCATGTTGGCAACATCTTCTGCATTAAGATGTCTTTTATCGTGTAGGTAACCGTTCCAAAGGTGGGCAATGTTATCGTGGTTTTTCCACATTGACCCGTGAGTATCGGCCCGGTCTCCGCTAATGAGTTGTAACGCTTTCTCCAAAACTTTCTGCGCGGACATCATAAATTCTCCTCTCTACTATTTTTATTCCAAACGACATGGCTTTAAGAACGCCCACCTCCATTCCGGGGGTCATACCAAGGTCAAGGTACAAAGCACACAAATCCGCGACCTCGTACCATGGCGTGGCTAGATCAAGCCCTAAGTCACGTTCTTCTTTTACCCTATCGTCTAGAACTTGGGTATAAAGTAGGTGTGACGCAAAAGGCGACTCGTCCCGTGACATAGAATCTAAAAGACAGTTCTTTGCGTAATGAACGTTTTCAGGTGTCCCGCCACTGTACGGGCTTTCGATTATAACTCTCATATGGCCCACCCCCTTTGAGGATCTTCTGGCATTTTAAGAACAAGGTTATCCTTTGCTCTGGTTACGCCCACGTATAAAACCCTCTGGGCATCGTCCGGGTTCTTTTCCATCTCATGCAGAGCCTTGGTAGACAGATCAAGGTAAAGAAGAACATTATCAGCCTCACCACCTTTTGCACCGTGGATCGTGGACAGTTTTATCTTAGGCTTCTCAAATATATTTACGCCTCTATTTAAAAGTGCAGAGGCATATGCCCGGTCTTCGTCGCTAATCCGGTCAAGAACCACATCCCAAGTGCCTTCGTAGGCCTGCAAACCAAAGTGCTGGCGCAGTGCCGCAAGCGTAAACAAGTCTTTTTCATCCGCACCGGATATCATTTTCTTAGCACCGCGTTTTAAACGGCCTTCTCCGGTAGAAATGTAGTCGTATAAGTTAACAGCTTCTTTCTGTGAAACCTCATGCCCACCATCAAGCTGTAGGTGATTCCAAGCACTGATGGCGTTTCTCACAGACTTCTTGAGTGACGCATGGCCCTTACGCTCAAAGTATTGACCATTGGAAGTCATCCGGTCAGCAAGTTCGTCCAGCATGTAATTGGCCTGGGCCAACACAAGCCAGTTGTCGCCATTAAAGTTTATGGTGCTTGGGTCATATACCCGCTCGACGGAGCCCTCTTCTTTTCGCGGAAGCCACGATTTCTTTTGCCTGTACCGGATGCGGTTTACCACCTTGTCGGCAATGTTATGTACGCTTCTAGGTATACGGTAAGACTGCGACAAAACTTCTGAGCCACCCTGCAACGTAACAAAATGGTTTATGTCTGCGCCTGCCCAACGGTATATGCCTTGGTCATCGTCGCCTGCCACAAACATGCGCTCACTCTTGTCGCTCAAATGGTGAGCCACTTTCCATTGCAAAGGCGTCAGGTCCTGTGCTTCGTCCAGAAAACAAACTTTCAAACGCGGCACGGCATCCGGTCTCTCTGACAGTTCCACCATCATATCGGTGAAATCCTTGAGGCCGTTGTTGTCTTTAAACTTCTTATACTCATCAAACAGATGCTCAAACTCATAGTAAGGTATGGAAAGCTCTGTGACGTTGTAAGCGTACCGAACACCCCGCAAAGAATTACGGGCTAGGTCTATGGCTCTCATCGTAGGGTTGTTGCTTTTTAAAAGAACAAAACCGTCGTCGCTTATGTGCTCTGTCCCGCCGCTGGACAGGTCAACGCCCGTCGTCTTGCTAAAGTCTTTGAGGTTGCGGTCATTCAAAACTTGCGAACCGGACAACCCTAACATTTGGAATGCCAAACTGTGCAGTGTGCGGAAGTATTGAAAGTCTTTCTCTGGGTCTAGGTTAAACCTAACCACGGCTCTGTCACGAGCTTCATGCGCGGCCTTACGAGTAAACGCAAAGTATCCAATCTCATTAGGCGACATGCCGCTAACCAAGAGTTCATCTACTTGGTTAAGGAGGGTGGTTGTCTTACCTGTGCCGGGAGGACCAAAGTACCTAAACATTTGTGTCCTGTTTAATATCTTTTATAACATCTCTTCTTTCTACGCACAAAACTTGCCTGACAAGGGCTTCTCCTTCAAAAAAGTCAAGAGCAAAGTTATGCAAATGGGTATGATTAAAGTGAACATGCTCCAAACATTTATGCAAAGAATTAAACATTAAAGGTGTCTCATCAGCATTATGTATCACTACGCCGTCAGGTCTTCCCTCCAACGTTGGATTGAAAAAAAACATAGTAACAACGATTACATATTTCATTTGTTTTTATCCGAAAAGTCTGGCGGTTCTTTTAGAAGAACTTCTAGCTCGTAACCCAGAACATCTAGGATGCTTTCTACTACATACAGAGAAAGAGATCCTTTTAACTCTAGGTTTTCATACTCGGACAACAATTTTGGAGGTACTTTAGAACGTTGGGAAACCTCCTTCATGGTTAGCCCACTCTCCTCTCTAAGATCCCGTAAAATTTTCTTCCAGTTTTGGTGGTACTTAAATTTATCTTTTAGTTTCATTAGAACGGAACATCCTCTTCATCAAAGCGGCTTTGAAATCCATCCTCAATTTTAGCAAATGCCGGGACGGACCAACAGCGCACTGTTCTGCCTTTAATACGAAATTGCTCTGCTTTTCCGTCGATCTCTCTAAGTCTCTGCGCTATCTTATTTGACTTGTATTCAAAGAACTTGCTGCGTTTCAAGAACGCTTCAAAGTCTTTCAAGCGAAAGTATGTGCGCCTCTCCTCTTCATCTGTCCAGGGACGGCGCAACAGTATTTCTTCCTTGTCCATAGCAGATTGCATGTGTGTAGAGAACTCTTCTAGAAGGTCATAGAATTGACCCCGTAAGCTGGTGTCATCTGAAGTTGTTATGACCGCGCCCTCTGTGTCCAGCATCGTGCTCAACAACATGTTTATCAACGTCTCCCATGCCTGCTTAGACATAGTGCGCGGCATGAAGTTAATCTGCTCCATGCACAACATCTGAAAACGAGGCTGTTTTTGTAAACCCTCTGTATCAAGTTCGACGGGACTGCCATTCACATCGGCAAACCACAGAGGCGGCTCGCTATCATACTTTCGGAGGTTGCCTACGGTAGGAGTGTTTTCTCCGCCCCCAACGCCGTGCTTTCGGCTTCGGCAAAGATCTTTATTGCAGAAGTTGCAGATGGGTTGGTCGGCGCACTTGTATTGGTAGTCCTTCTTCTTAACCTGATCTGCAACCGTGTTGACCTCATTAAGATCTAACGGAGGGTCCATGATCTGTTGGTTGTACTCTAGAATCTTTTGTTCCCAATCATCCGGATACGCCTTGCGTAGGTATACACCTAGATTAAACAAGCCATTGTTCCGTGTTCCTTGAGGAAAGCCCTGTCGTAGCAGCGCCTGCAAGCACGGCGGACCATCCTTTAACTTCTGATCCACCTCTGAAGAATCTTTAGAAAGTAAACCGTCAAGCTGCTCCTCTGTGATTGAAGCTGCTTCAGCGTATTCTAGAAACTCTTCTAATGTTGCCGCACTGCCGTCATCCTTAATAGCGTACCGTAGACCCTCTTCCTGATTAAAGTATGGCAGGTTCAAGAAGTTGCCGTTATCGCCCCGGTCTAGAACCAATCGTATTTGCTTTGGAAAAACCTCGCACCCACCGAAACCAATCTCAGAGGCAACCTCTTTCAGTTTCAGTTGAAGCTTCTCTGCTTCGACAAACTCTTTCAAAAACAAATAAACGTGCGCCCCACCGGACTTACTTCGGCACACCACAAGCGGTAGGTCTAACTCATCTAACTTTTTAATAATAGCAACATGGTCCAGCGGGTACTGGTCTATATCTATTGCACCCCAGACACAGACATTGTCTTCGTTGATGGGAACAACGCCGATAGATAACTCACCCTTGAGATGAGCTTCAAAGGTGGCACTGGTCCGTGGTTCGTGGACAAACTTGTATTTGCCCTTCTGCTTTCCGTTCGCGTCCTTGTTCGTAAGGCTCACGGCACCGTAAGCCCTGTTCAAACCACGGAACAGTTTTGCAAATTTGTTTATTTCTTTTTTCATAAAAGTTGGGGGAGGCACACTTATCCTCCCCCGTTCCCCCCGAACTAAAAGGGTGTGTCTTCGTCAGAAGACTCGTTATCGTCTTCGCGCTGATGCTTGACGTTGACATTGCCAGCCTGGATAGACTCTGCAAAAAGCTTGGCCTCCGCGTAAAGATTCGGATCTTCGATCTGAGAATCTTTGCTAATGACCCAGCCATGCCATGACCCGTTGGTGTTTTCCTCTGGAGTAGTTTCCAAATGCCAGATGTGGCTAAAACGTGGCGGAGTAAACAATTCTCCTTTGGTGTCCTTCATCTTCAAAGCCCTCATAGCAGAGTTCCATTGTTTGGACTTCTTAAACTGTGTGGACTTCATGGGAAGCAACGCTTGTTGCGTCATGCCGTCATCGTCAACGATGAGGACATAATGCTGGGCAGTGCGTTCCAGGTAACGCCCACTACCACCGACAACATAGTCTTTATTATCGTCACCACGTTCGGTTTTTGGAACCGTATCACCTGCGCCATAGATTGCGTGTGGCGCACCCGTACCGGAACCACGGGGCTCCCATTCAATGTACTGCAAGTTGTAGGCGCAATTAATTACCTTGACGCCCTTTTTGCCCTTCACGACCTCTTTAGTGACGGTGTTATAAATGTCTCCCGCCTTTGCGTCATCCAGATCGTCCAACTCGTCGGACATCTTCTGCAAGACTTTTAGAAAAGGTATTGCAAGGTCTTCAGAACCAAGGTCGTTTACCCCAACGCCAGCGTCGGCTGCAAACATATCTTGTTCCATAACAGCAACCTGATTGCTTGCTGCCTTCTTTATCGCTTTCGCCATTTTACTTACTCCTCTTGATAGTTGCTCGTTGTGAAATGAATGCGCCGAATAAATCTAGCGGGACGGCGTCCCCCGCTTCTACCCGCTCCCGTAACCAAGCCTTTAAAGTCATAGGCTCAACCTTTTCAAGTTGACTGGGAGTGAATCCTTGTGAGCCACACATGTTTACAAAGTCTTTTGCAATTGTGTCCTCGCCGCGACCAAACGTGACGGTCACGTTGTTCTTTACAAGATCACCAAACTCGTGATCCCGTAACCATTGGAACGCCTCATCTTTGCGATCCTTTGGAATACTGGCTGCATATATTGGTTTAACCGCAATCTCTGCACCATCCTTTAGCGTAAACTTCTGTAGACCCATGGTCTCCAGTGCTTCAGGTAATTGTTCGTCAGTAATTTTGTGGAGAGACTGCTTATGGTCCTTGAGCAATTGTTCTGTGTCAGCTATCTTTTGCTCAAGGGAGGCGGCTTCATTAGCCAGTTTAGAAATTGAATCAAGTTGATCGTCTTTCAACTTGTCTATGGTGTCTTCGTTGCTTCCTGCATCGGAAGCCATCTCAGCAATAATGTCGTTCATTCTTTTCTCCTGTTGCTTTCATCGGCGGTTGACTTAACCGTCAGAAACCTTTATATGGGTATTTATATGATGATGCAAGAGAAATCTTAATGAAAAATTATATTTTTCAAACTGACCCTTACAAGCACCAAAAAGAATGTTTTGATTCCAGCGCAGAAGCAGGGAATTTTGCGCTGTTGATGGACATGGGTACAGGCAAAACAAAAGTCTGCATCGACACAATCGCGTTAAATTTTGAAGAGAGCCGCATTAACTTTGCAGTGATCGTCGCGCCCAAAGGTGTCATTGCCAACTGGGTGGGCGAGATACAGACGCACCTACCAGAACGCATCGACAGGCAGGTGGTTCTTTGGAAACCAAACTTGACTAAAGCTAAACGAAAAGAACTCAAGGACCTTACAGAGAGCAACCACAAATTAAAGTTTCTTCTTATGAACATTGAAGCTTTCTCTACAAAAAAGGGTGTGGACGTAGCAGAGTTTTTCGTGAAGAGGTACAAGACGTTTATGGCAGTGGACGAATCCACAAGTATAAAGAATAGACAGGCCAAACGCACGAAGTCAATTTGTTCCGTGGGCCGTGAGGCGGTGATGCGGCGTATTCTTACAGGCTCTCCCGTCACAAAGTCACCTATGGACCTCTACAGTCAAATGGATTTTTTAGATCCCAGGATACTTGGGTTTAAAAGTTACTATGCGTTTCAAGGCAGGTACGCTGTCGTGCAACGGCGCACGATGGGATCTCACTCATTTAACCATGTTCTAGGCTTCCGTCACTTGGACGAGCTTACAGAAAAATTGGACCAGTACAGCTACCGGGTCCGCAAGGAAGACTGCCTAGATCTACCCGACAAAGTTTATATGAAACGTGAAATTGAACTGACCAAGGAACAGTCGGATGCCTACACTCAAATGAAGCATCTGGCGTTGGCTAGGCTAGACAATGGAGAGCTTGCCACCACACAGAACGTCCTGACACAAATCATGCGGCTCCAACAAATATGTTTGGGTCACCTGACGGACGACGATGGCGAGACGCACATTTTAAAATCTAATCGCCAAAACGAACTTCTAGAAATATGTGACGAGATACAGGGTAAGGCAATCATATGGGCGACCTGGACGCAGGATATTCGTTCGATAGCCGAGGCCCTGCGTGACCGCTTTAGCGTACAAGCGGTTGCAACGCTCCACGGTGAGACCCCTGACGCTGACCGTCAACAGATCGTGGAATCTTTCCAAGATCGACAGTCAGAGTTACGTTTCATCGTGGGGCATCCTAAAACAGGCGGATTTGGTCTTACACTTACCGCTGCAAATACGGTTGTATACTACAGCAACTCGTATGACCTAGAGCTTCGTATGCAATCCGAAGACCGCGCCCACCGCATTGGGCAAGAAAACAAAGTCACATACATTGATCTTATCTCGCCAAGGACCATTGACGAAAAGATTGTTGATGCTCTTCGTAGTAAGATAAAGATTGCGGATACTATTTTAGGCGAAGAGATACGGGACTGGCTGAATTAAATTTTATAAGATATCTGCGCCACCCTCAAAGCCACCTATATCACCGTATGATTCTGCCCCGCCACCGCCAAAATAGTCACCACCTTCGGGTGCGCCAAGACTTTGCCGATCAGTTACTGGCGTGATACGAGCCGCCCCCGTTTTAGCAGCCTCTGTTAACCCTCTAGGATCACCATCATCACCACCAAAAAGACTTCCTATACCAAAAGGTAAAAGAGGTCTGCCCGTAAACAAGTTAAAGATGGTTTTACCAACTGTGTAAGGCGTTGAAATGCCGCTAAACTTACCTAATGCTCCAAGAACATCACCAATTGAAAGGCCCATTCCTATTGCATCTGCAATCGTGCCTTCGATACTGCCACCTTGGTTCATAAACAATGGACCTATGCCTTGAGACATTACAGGAGGCATGTTTGGTTGTTGCCGCAAAGCATCGAACCTGTTGTAAAGATCATCAATTGACGCTGTTTGGTTTATTATAGCCATTACAAATCTGACCACGTTTTCCCGTCAAAGACTCTGGCGGTTCTACGGTGTCCCCTATCTACATCATAACTGCAATGAACCCACCCACTGGTTGGTTCACCTTCTCTGTAAAACTCTAAGATCAACTGGTCAAAGTCACAGTTCTCTCTTACCCATAAAGCAACCTCTTTGTTATCGTAACCGGGTACTTCAAAGTCTACAGCCTTGCCCTCTACATGCTGGGATTTGTCAGAAGATCCTATAGCCCTGTTTAATTCTAAACACCGGAAGCCACTGTTAGGCGCAAAGGGAACGCCATACTGTTCGCGTACAGGCTCTAGAATTTCATTACAAACAAGAATAAGATTCTCTATTTGACCGTCATCCGGGGTGTTTTCAATACCCTTACGGGATGCCGTTTCGGACTTTGTAAGTTCGCCCAAAGAAAAGTGTTCGGATAGCCTCATCCTACTATCTGCCTTGCTTTCTTCTTAATTGTCATAATCCCGCCATCCTTTGCAAGGACAGGAGAAAACAAAGGTAATCCCATCTGTTCAAGTTGAGATATAGTTCGTTGCCGTGCCTGTGGTGCTGGTGCTTGTGCTTGTGCTTGTGCTTGTGCTTGTGCTGGCGCTTGGGCCATGGGCG